GTCATTTTAGACTGCAGCAAGGCGGGTTTAGCGCCCACATCCATTCCGGCATTCAATGCTTTAACATAATCAGGAACACCCATATCCTGAGCAGATAATTTGCCCATTGGGTTTCCTAAACCAAATCCTATAGATGGCATATTAAAACCCTCCGTTTTGTTTCAGCCAATCCAACAATTGCTGTTGTTGATTGTATGAATTGTATCCCTGACCGGCAGCCGAAGCCCCACCAAATATATTAGCCCAGTTTTGCTGATTAGCTTGATTCATTCCTTGCTGGCCAGTAAACGCATTTTGACCCTTTTGACCAAGAATCTGCGCCAGCATATTACCCATGCTTGATGACGCGTCATAACCTTGTGAATTAAGTCCTTGCGTACCCTCTAGGCCTTTGCCATATAAACCAGCTATTTGACTTATGTAATTATTAAAATCTTCGGATGAAATGTCATTACCAATCTGTGATTGCTGCTGTACATCCATTGGCGTTCCAAGCATACCGCCAGCAGCAGATGCATTTTGACCTGCTTGCAATGCATTCTTAAGCTTAAATTGATAACCGGGCGATTCTTTGTATCCTTCAGCAAACTTACTATACATGGCATTTGGGTCGCTAAGAAGAGAACCATATTGCTCTTGAAGCTGTTTAAGTGCGCTCTGACCTGAATTAATATAAGGCTGGTAATACGGGGTTGTCTGGCCTTGGATTTTGTCCAAATACGAATTGGCAGCATTAGCAGGGTTTTTGGGCTTGCTAAACAATCCGGCCACACCTCCAAGAGCAGAGCCAATTCCTGGTAAAGCTGATAAAAATCCTAAATTCATTTAATGCTCCTTAAACCGGGGGAACCGGGGTTGTTAAAGTTACTTCCATGAAGGCAGGAACCCCACCCCCACCATCCACACTAACCAATATTCTATTGTTAGTTGAATCATATAAAAATCTACCAAAACCACAAGTGTATTGATCCGCAATTCCCGTAACAGGATTTGGTATTTGATTATTTTGAATAATTGCAACATTGTCAGATATCTGTGCCGGAGCAACTAAACCCTCATCACCAAAGTTCTTCTGCAACGAGGTTATCAAAGCTTGTCTAAACGTTAACTCGTCATCCGTAGGATTACCATCGGAATCAGCAATCTGTCCATTAGGTAAATTAGGTACGCGTATGTATTGATTTTCATAACTCATGTATACACCTCCGCAACGCCTTCAAAAGCAATATAGCGCTCATAACCGTTAAATCTAAATTGAAATGTAGCATCATTAGCCTGTCCGCATTGCTGCCAACGTAAGCGATTAGGTCTCGCACCAGTAGTATTTTGAATCTTACGCCAGAAGCTCCCAAAACTAACACCACCATCGCGTGAAATAGATAAATCAATAGATTGGGTCAAATCACTATTTGGTTGCCCAGATTCTACAGTAAATCCAAGGCTCTTAATAATAAACATAGCCTGACTTGGCAATCGCAAAGGAGGAGTTATTCTTATTCTAGGAATCTCATACATAAGGCCATTACCATAATTAAAATTAGTATACTGAGTTCCAAAGACATACAAATTGCCGCCTTTTAACGATACAAAATAATATTTGTTATTGTAAAAAACCACATTACGCGCAATGTGATAATTCAAACTCTCATCAGTAACCGTGAAAAACTTCTTGGTATTAAAGTCATAAGCATAACTTAAATTGTCATCAGGAAATGTGAACTGATAAATAACATGACCATCTTGTCGAAACAGAAACCCTGTACAGTTACTAGGATTGGTTAAGTTTGCTAATTTATAATCAATACCATCCGTACTAATCTTGCTTGCCTGATTACCATTAATCATCATCAATGCAGCACCAGACTGCTCATTGCTTGATATCCAAACGACATATTCGTCAAGAGCCGCAATACTTGAAGCGTTTAGCGTTCCGTAGTTGACATTAAACGTGCTTGAGCGTTGATACGGAAATAAAGCGGCTCCTGTAAATTGCCATTGTTCAATGACATTGTGACCAAACAAATACATATTATTTCCGCCTCCCGGGGTGGGAACGGCTGCTTGAACCTTATCTGGCTTGCTTTGCAATGAACCAACTTTAGCCGGATCGCTTGACCAAGCAGTCGCGTCATTAGCACCTGACAAATACCAATTTGTAGAGTTAACATTCGCAACAAGAAGATTCCCATTTTGAAATGATATATAGCCCGGGTTAGTCAACGCAGCAGGTAAAGTAAAATCAACACCAGACGTTTTAAATGAATTATCAGACCAGTTGTAAACATAAATGTGAGTCAAATCAGTAATTGCTATCTCAGCATTATTGTTTTCAGCCATGTAAACATCACCAGAAGAGGTAAACAAAGTACCCCTAAAAGTTGCATTAAGACCGCTATCAATGCTGTATACCTGACTACCCCATATCGCTAGCATGATATTGCCGCGCGAACTAGAATACACATCGCGCCCCTCAGCGGCAGGTGACTGCTCTATCGACCTATAGTATCCTGCATAAGGAACAAGTGCGGAATCACTTATTATCATGTTGAATGTTTGCTCAGCGGATATCTTGGGATATCGACCAAAATCATTCCCTCCAACAATACTTAATGGTACTTCTTGTATGTTCTGCTTTAACTCAGGTGCTGGCATTGTTTAAACTCCAATTAATTAGACAACCCAGTAACCTGGAGACAGGTTTATATGCTGCCAATCATAACCAGACTGACCGGAGAAGAATGTTTGCTTTGTGATAGCTAAGTCTGCGGGGCTAACGTCCATTAGCTTCTTCTGAATCTCTTGGAATTGCTTTTCAGACGCATCTGGGAATGTACTACCATATTCACCACAAATCTGGCGAGCGAGACTGTAACGTAAATATTCAACATAATAAGCATCGTAATACAACAGCAAGTCTGTAGTTAAATCCACCTCAGTTAATCCAAACTTACCCATTAATGTCATAACATAAGTATCTTGAGGCAAGAAATACAGATAGATATTCATTCCATCTAAATCACGTTCGCACCGGTAACTGAAAGGGAGTGCTGTAATATTGTCTACACGAGGACTTGCAAAGTATTGTTTCCTACTTTGGTCGAACATGCTGTAGCGAACATCGCCAATATTAAATGTCAGGCTGTCCACGTAAAGTAAATTGGGTATCGTGTATTTCTCTTGTCCAATAACCGCATTAAAATTATATTTTTGAAAATACGGTATTAAACGTAAATCTGTGTTTTTAAAATCAATCAAAGCATTTAAAAGATACAGCCCATCACTGACCTGCTCACCTGAAACCGTTTCTAGGGAGCGTGAAACTACTTGAGATAAATAAAAGGCTCTATTGATTAACTGCAAAGTAGTATAAGCCATAGTTTTAAATCCTTTTGAAGGTGCGCAGACCTAAGTCCGCGCAAGAGGTGAACATTAGATGTTAAACTGATACCCTGCAACACTTAATGCCACAGCATCTGTACCCGTTGATACTCTATAAGCAACACTAGCAACGCCTGTTGCAAGTTTAGACATTACTAAGGAATTGCTGTTAACAACAACCGAAGTTACTTGGCCTAAAATTGAAACAGCATTACCAGTTCCACCAGCAGGTTGTAAAAACACACCTCGACCAGCGGCACTTGGAGTTAATGCGGAAGCAACCCATACAGGAGTGTTATCCACGGCTGGAACTAAAGCTCCCAAACCTACCGCTGTATAAGAAGTTGCAGCGCCTGCAGTAATTGCAGTGGCCTGAGGTGCATCATACATAAACAAGCGACTTGAGCTATTGCCAGCAGTCCAGTAACCTTTTAAGAAATGCGTACTGGCATCGGTTGCAATGAAGCCAACGCAGGCAAATGCACTGTATCCAAAAGGTAATAATGGAGCTGTAGCTGACAATGAAATCATTGCGCCAGCTGGTTGTTGTGTGACCGGATCGGAAACCAGCAACACCGCATAAAGAGTGCTTGCAGCTAATGCACCTGTGTCAATACCGTTTAAACCAGTATTGGCAGCATTAACTGTAACACTTGCAGCTAATGATAATTGGAATGTGCCGGTTGAATCTAAGATGCTACCAGAAGCCACATCTAATTTAGTATTGGGCGTTGCAACGTTATTGCTGATACCTAAACCATTAGCGTAGTAGGGTAAGAAACTACCGTATGGGAATGAGCGTGCTGTTTGAGTCATGTTATTAATCCTTAATTAGTTCGTTTCTATGGTGCTCTGCATGGTGATCTTTGCACAACCATCTTACATCAAGTGCTTTAGTATAGTCATCATGATGAGCTTCTATTAATCTTTCTGTACCACATACTTCACAAGGGCGCCTTATTAAAAGACCACGCCTAATTGCGCTATTGCATAAAGCACGAGAATCACGCTTTAACTTCTTTTCTTCTGGAGTCATTTTTTTTATCCTAACCACCCCTGAAGACAAAGCCTTTAAAGACCTTTCTTCTCTTGCTTTTCTGGCAAGACATTCTTTGCAATAACCTTTCCTATATATGGTTGATTTATTACCACATGCACATAATTTAATTTCATCAGGTATCTGTATTTTTTTAGATAGAACATTTTTCCATCTATCCTTACTGTATTGACTTGTACATGCATCGCAAAGAGAATAACTAGGCCTTTCCTTCCCCTTTCCGCATCTGCAAACAGGAGATTTACCAGAACCCCAAGGCCGTTTCCCTTGTTCTTCTCTTTTCTTTGCCTTTCGTTCTTTTGCCATTCTTTGTCGACATGGAACGCATCGCCCACTTGTCTTAGGAATATTACATACATGACAAAAAGATGAATCCCTTACAGGAATATCAGGCAAACCCTCTTCTTTTCTTTGCGCATGTCTTCTTTCATTATTAGAAATAACGACACATTTATTGCATCGACCAGAAACAGATAAACCCTGACTCTTTTTTTCTTTGCACGCATCACACTTGGCTTCTCTTTCAGGTCTATTTTCAGGCTTTCCAGCCTCAACCCTTTTTTTCTGCCTGCGCAACTTTGCAAAATAACTTTTACAAGATTTACACCTGCTTTCATTAAGACAAGAAGGCTCTTTTTCTTTCTTGCATGTACAGCAATAAATACCTCTACCCATCAAAAACCC